GCCTGCTGTCCTTCCACTCCGTATCGCAGGTGGGATACATCGTCGCGGCGTTCGGGGCCGGGGCTTCCAGCGGCGCGCCGGCCGCCGCCGCTCTGGGCGCCTCCCTATACCACCTGCTCAGCCACTCCAGACCTCGTCGAATCTGTTTTTGCGGACTCGGACTCGAATGGCCTTGCTCATGTCGCCGGTGGCCTGCTCGCTCAACACGGCGCCGGGCATGGCCAGCAGCTTAGCGCGCCGCATGATCACCCGCGCCCCCTCGCCCACAGCGCGGAACATGACGCGCCGTCCGATTTGCCTGTCAAGCGCCTTCATCTTGGCGATCAATGTTTTATCGCCCAGCAAAGTGAACTCGGTGAATTTGCTCCCAGCCATCAAACCTCCTCCGAGCAGCCGACAACCATCTCCTCGTTGTGTTTCCTGTCCTCTGCCAGCTGCCCGATGTTCAAAATCCGCATCCCCCACAGGATTCGCATGTCCATTTTCAGCCCTTCGATCCAGTGAGTCGTCACCACATGCGATAGTTGCGCGTTCATTTTCGAGTGCGCGTAAATCTCTTTCCCGGTCGGCGTCCTGACCTCCGCCCAGCGGTAGCAGTAGAAGCTCCAGGTGTAGACGGTCTCCCCGGATTCGCTCACCGTGGCCGTTTTTTGCTGGACTTCTATCCGCTCCCGCTTGCGTCCGGCCGAGATCATCGTTTACGGCTCCAAAAGCAGCCAATTGACGGTCGCGGAGTCCGTAAGGCTTCCGCTCACGATCTCGAACCCCCAGCCCGCCGTCACCGAGTCCACGGCCACCGCGCTGTCCGGGCGCAGCCCGTAGGTCGGCATGTTGGCGGTCAGCAGGATGACCGAGTTGGCCGTCACCGCCGTGGTTTTGACGACCACAACGCCGCTTGACATGGCGCCGCTCTCGCCGCGGGTGATCCCGAGGCTGGTCAAAGCCGCCCCAGCCGTGGCCGCCGCCGTCCCGCCATTGGCTATCGGAACCGGTCCGGCGATGGCCGCTGTGCCGTCGAAGTCAGCGCCGTAGATGGCGCGCGCCGTGGCTAATTTAGTCGCCGTCGCGGCGTTGCCAGTGACCTCGCCAGTCAACGGGCCGACGAAGTTGGCGGCGATGTCCCCGTGGACACTGCGCTTGCACAGAGTGCCCACCCCAGCCGAATCAGTGGCGTCGGACACCATGGCCGACGTCAGCGTGCTGCCTGTCTGCAAGTCGATCCGCCCCGAGTCGCACCATAGATTCCCCGTCATGTGGATTTCCTGCGACGTTTTCCGCGTCGTCGGATCGACGGATATCTGCTCGATGGACGCCGCGCCAAGCATCAACAAAGACACAAGCAACGCCACCAGAATCCACGCCGACTGAACCCTCGTAAATCTCCAGCCGAGGATTCCGATTGCCTTCTTGATTGCCGTCTTCATTTCAAGCGACCTCCAAAAGTTCTTTTGTTGAGCTTATATATTCGCGGTACTTCGTGCCTGTGCTTCGATCCGTCATCACCAGCTCCGAACCGGACACCAGCAGCAGATCCTCCGGCTCGGCGGCCTCAACCGTCTCTTTGAGCACTAATCCGGCGCTGATGTATTTTCGATACAGCGTTCCGCCGACGCGGTCCGGATAGACGGGCCCGCGCGTGGAGATGAACGTCAAATCCAGGTTGTCGTAATTCGTTACCGCCTCCCACAACGTCTTGCCGCTTGAGACGTACTGGCGGTATTTCGTGGCGCTTACACGGTCGATCAGGACGATGCCGCCCGTGACGGAATCGAACTCGACCACGGTGGGCGCCGCGCCCACTGGAAACCCTAAATGCCCTCTCATGGAAACCTCCTCGCGGTCACCGTGTTCTAAACGCGTTCATCATCCGCTCCACACTTTTGTTTTCCGTCAGCGCCATCTCCGCCGTTGATTCCGGGTGCTCGAACATGTCCGCCACGATGGCTTTTATGATTCCGCATCCGAGCTTGTCGGGCGTCGCCGATCCCGCCGCCACTTTGACGATCACGGAATCGGCGTCCGCGGCCGGCCATGTGATGTCATAGGCCGGAACCACGGAGGGAAACAGCGCGTAACTCCGCAGCTCATACTGCGTGTCCGCCAACAGCGTGGAGACGCCGGAGACGTCGTAATAAATGGATGTTATGGACGACACCGGGGTCACCGGGAGGAGAAGTTCCGGATAGTCCGCGTCCTCGTCGAAGTCCCCATACAGAACATCGATCGTGGTTGCGCAGAATATCCGGCCTGTCGTCCTCTCCAGCAGCAGCCGCGCCGCCGTTATCAGCGCCTCGATCATCGTGTCGAGGCCGGTGTCGTCAAGCCTTAGATACGTCCGCATCTCGGCGGCGGTAACAGGCTCGGCGGTCGGCTCGGTCGCTGTCTTGTACCCGGAACAGTCCATTCATCCACCTATCAGGCGACTGGCGCCAACGCCGGACGGCCCTTGACGACGAACACGCCAAGCTGGACGCTTTCCGCCCCGGTGGCGCCCGTGGCCGAGCCGCTGGCGTACCAACGGACGCGGATGTGCCGCTTCCCGCCGATGTAGCCGACCTGGGTGATCCCCGCGGCGGCCTGCGCCAGCGTCGGGGTCGTGAGGTTCATCACGCGCCCGCTGGTCGACGTGGTCGCCACAAGGTCGGCGGTCGCGACGGCGGCGGTCGCGGTCGTGCTGGTGTCGCCGTGATAGATGAAGATTCGGACGTTGCTGGCGGCGGCGAGGGTCGTTCCGCTCCCGCCGATGCCGAGAAGGATTGTCGCGGAGTCATAGCCCGCCAAGTCGGCCGTGGCCGAGCCGGATTCGGTCAGCTTCTCCCTGCCGCGCAGGATCAACAGGCTGGCCGCGATGTTGCTTGTCATGTCTCTCATTTTTCTGAATCCTTATTTTAAGTTTCTTTTTCTGGCTCCGGCGGGAGGAACCCCCTCCCGCCCAGAAGTGGACAGCCCCCTATCTCGATCAGGCGGCGCATTTGAGAAGCTTGTACGCCTCGTAATTGACCACCGCCGCGCTCGACCGGCGGTATATGTGGAATTTGACGAACCCCGGTGACGTGATGTTGTCCCGGATCACATTCACACCCATCCGGTCGACGATGGTGTACGCGGCCTTGATGTCGCCGAACGCGGCTATCAGAGCATTGGTAGCCTGGACGGGCATCCCCGAACTGGTGTAGATCGGATAGCCGTTGAGCAGATCCTGCACTCCGGCGACCAGCGAAGGCTGCCACAGCAGGAACATGTTCGCGGCCGAGGTGCCAACACGCAGGAGCCTGAAGCTCGTCAAGGTGGCGCGGTTCATGAGGAAAACCGCGTTGGCCTTGTACTCGTCCTCGAGACCTCCGATCAGGTTGATTAATTCTGCGCCGGTGGCGGAGATGGCCGACACGCTGCCGGTATGGATGATCCCGACGCTGCCCCACGCCCACGAAGCGTTCGCGATGGTCGTGTACGCGGTGAGCCCCTTGGCTCCGGCGACGCCGTTGCCCTGCGCCATCTCGGTGCGCTCGAGGGCGGAGAATCCGCGCCCGGCCTTCTCGACCAACCAGTTCTCGAAATTCCATGCGGAGTCGTCGAGAAGCTGCTGAGTGGCCTTCGGGTAGACGTACATCTCACGGACGGGGATCTCGATCTTGCCGATTTGCGGTGTGCTGGTCTCGGCGCGCGTTCCGCTCTCGCCGATGCGCGACGCCGTGATTTCGTTGGCGTCGACGCCCATCTCCCAGCTGGCGCGGTTCGTGTTCTCGACGGTGGCGAGTTGGCGGATCGGATTTTTCTTCTCGATCACGGTGGCGATCCGGGTTGACACGTCGGGCGGGCATGTGTAGCCGCCGTCCGGGTCGATGGCGACGGACAGCGAGGCGTGGAACTTGCTGGGGTCGTTTTTCCTGGCGTACGCGTCGAAAGCCTCTTTGTGCTCCTTGATCTTCGAGTCTTCGTGCACGCCTTGGAACTTCGCGGTCTCCATGTCGGCCTTGAGGGCGTCCGTGCGCTCCTTCATGGCGTCGTAGTCGGCCAAGATTTTAGTCATCTTCTCGGTGACTTCGCCCTGCCCTTTTGTGGCGTCCTTCTTCAGCTCGGCGATGCTCGCCAGCATCGTCGCCTTGAATTCGGCGTGGGCGTCGCCCTGCGCCTGGATCAGATTTTTGATTTCGTTCTCGGCTGGCATTTTCTTCCTCCTCGCTTACTTGGTTTTGAGTCGCTCGATGTTCCGTTTCAGCTCCGCGATGATTCCGGCGTCATCCTCGACCGCGTCACGCGGCCCGGCGGCGTAGCGTTTCGCCTCCGAGTTCGACCAGCCTGCGTCGCGCAGGGCGGCCTCGATGTCGCGCTTGTCCATCGCTTTTTGAATTTTATGAAAACTCTCCGGAACGCCGGAGAGGATTTTCAAGTCCCACGCGCATGCGGCTATTTTCTGTCCTTCCGCCATCTCGGTGGCGAATCCGTTTTCGACAGCCTCCCCGCCATCCATGAATGTCGTCGCCGCCATCATCTCGATGATCTTCTTTTTGCCGTGCCCGCTCGCGGCGTGGTAGATGTCCGCCATCTGGGCGTCCGCTTTGCGGAGCGCGCCCGCCTTGTTGTCCATGTCCTCGGCGTTCCCTACCACGAAAGTCCACGCGTTGTGGATCATCAGCATCGCCCCGGGCGGCATCGCCCGCTTCTCGCCGGCCATGAAGACGAGGCTGGCCGCGCTGGCGGCCATGCCGTCCACTATCGTCGCGACGTTCTTACCGCTTTGTTTCAGCGAGTTGTAGATGGCGATCCCGTCGAACATGTCCCCGCCTGGTGAATTTATGTGGACTTCGATGTTTTCCGCTTTGGATTCTTTGACCTGACGGATGAAATCGATTGCGCGCAGCCCCTCGCCCCACATGTCCGTGCCGATCACGTCGTAGATGTGGAATTCCGCCACGTCGTCCGACTGGGTCAAATCGAACCACTTACGGGGTCTTAGCAGTTCCTGTTGCAGTTGTTTGCTCATTTGGTTTCACCTGTTTGTTTTCGCCGCGCTTTTCGATCTCTTTGACACGCTCGGGCGGCAGAGGGTTCATGTCCTCAAGCTTTCTGACCTCGTTGATCTCCAGCCACCCGCTACCGAGCCCGGCGACGTAATAGTTCTGCCGGGTGGTTGTGTCGCCTCGCAGAAGTCCTTTGCTCTCGAACATTGTATATTTTCTGAACCAGTCGGCGCGGGGGATTAACTGCTTGTCCATGGACTGCTCGTACCGGATCGATATCGGGTTTATCGCCAGCGTCAGAAACTCCGTCATCAACTGCTCCATCGTTGACCAGCCTTTGGCCTGCGTGGTGTCGGAAATCATGTGCGGGGGGACGCCGAACAGCCCGCAAATGTCCTGTTTCTGAAACTGGCGGGATTGAAGCAGTTGCGCGGCTTCATTCGTCATGGATACCGCGGCGTATTTCGCTCCGCCTTCGAGGATGGCGATCCCGCCGTCGCCGTTGAGGCCGTAGGCGCGGTCCCAGCTCTCCTTGATGGAGTCGCGGACTTTCTTGTCCAGCGCGCCCGGAACGTCCATCGTCCCGCTTGGGCGCCCGCCCGTCCTGAACACGTTGGAATTCATCTTTTCGGCGGATATCCCGAGCCCGATGGCGTTGCGGTTGACCTCGACGGGCGAAAGTGGAAGCATGTTGTCGTCCAACGCGTAGAATGAAAAAAAAGCGTCCTCCTGGAGCAGCGTGGTCTGCCCGCCGCTGGCCGTTAGATAGGTGAACTCGTATCGGCCGTATTGGTCGCGCTCGATCTTCTGGACGTTGGTCACGGGGATCAGGCGCGTGATCCGTCCCGACGTCCTGATCACGCGCGCCACGGCGTACCCCCTGTAAAGCAGCGATTCAGTCATCTTCTTCCAGAAGTCGAACGCCGTCAAACCGTTCTCGGGGGACATGGAAAGCAGGAGATAAAGCGGGTCGTCCACGGCGTTTTTGCGGTCGCCGTTGCTCTTGATCTCCATGATTTTGCACGGCATCTGCGCCACGGTGTCGGAGATCAGGCGGACGCATGCGAAGACGGTGGAGAACCGCTTGGCGGTCTCGACGCTGACGACGGAGCCGGAATCGGAAAGATACTGCAACGACAGCGAGCGGATGATCCGCTCGGCGTCGCCAGTGGTCTCCGAGACGGCGCGCGGCCGGAACCAGGAAAGAGGATTAAGCGGCAAAAAGAAAGCCCTCCCGCTATAATCCACTTACTACCGGGGGGAGGACTTTGCAATGACTTGATGGAGGCGTCCCGCTATATGCGGGCGCATCTGGAGTTTTAGGCGTCCGCCGACTCCGTGGTCTTCATTTTATGGCCGCATTTCAAGCATGTTCTAAACCTGATGACGATGTTTTTCCATTTTTCTGTCCGCGTGACTTTCGTTTTCCCGCCGCAATCTGATTTTTCGCATTTCATCTCCGCCGCGCCTCCACTAATAGAATATATTCGTCTGTCTCGGTATCGTTTGACGTCCATTTGCCGTTTTCTAGGTTGAACCGCTGGATCTCCATCGTCGAGAACAAGTCTTTGAACCGCTGGATCATGGCGTCCATCGTGTACACGCGCAGGTGCGCCGGGTCGGGGAAGGACGGCACGGAGAAGATCACCTTCGCCCCGTATGGAATGCGCTTCAACACGCGCAAATCGTCCACGTGCTCGAGCACCTCGAGCAGCACATAGGTGTCATAGCCTTCGAGCGGATAAGTGTAGATGTCGCCCACCTCGTATTTGCATCCTTTGGCGACGTTGGCGAAATCAAATCCCAGATAATCAAATCCGAGCGGTAGAAAATTCTTCAATTCTCCCGTGCCGCAGCCCATGTCCAGCACTTTGCCGGAGCATCTCAACGCGGCGGCCTGGTACAACTCGGCGTACCGGGACAAATCCGGGTCGGCCGCGAACACCCCTCGGTAGTAGTCCGCATCCTTCTCCTCCAGCGGCTCGAGCCCCGGGATTTCGCGGACGAACAGCGCCTTGTCATTGGCGGCTATTTTAGCGTGGCGCAGCCACGCCGCGCGGTTGTTCGGCCCGCTCAGGGCGGCGAGCGTCAGAAACGCCTCAGACAGGTCTGCGTTGATCTGGAGCGCCATGAACGCGGCCAGCCACGCGCGTTGCGTGTCGCCGGTGCCGACGGCGCATTTCGCCAGCATCAGGTGGGCGTCGGCCAGTTCCGGCGCCCATTCCCCGATCTGGATGTACCGTTCGTACAAATCCAGCGCCTTCTGGTATTCCCCGCGGGAGAACCACTCCCGCGCCAGATAATAAATCTCCCGTGGCTTGTCCGGGTTCTCGGCCACGCACTTGGACAATATCCGCAGCGTCCTGTCCGGGTCGGCTTTGTGCGCGGGGCTCCATCCGTATGTGATCGCGGCCAGCAGCGCCGGGCCGTCTTGGTGGCTCAGGTAGTTGTGCGCGGGGCCGCGCCAGTGAATCTCAGGCAGGCGGCGATGAACACGGACGATAGTGTGGCTCACGGTGCCGCAGGCGGAGACGCAATCGAGCCGGAATATCTTCACCGCGGCGTCCGCCTTGGCGATGGCCTCCCGGATGATCCCGACGCCGCCGGGGGATAGCGTCTCGTCGGCGTCGATGACCAGAATCCAGTCCGCCGAGGCGAACTCGAGCGCCTTGTTGCGCGCTTTGGCGAAATCGTCCTCCCATGCGTAGACGCCCTCGATGAAAGTTGCGCCATGCGCCCGGGCCACGTCGCCGGTCTTATCGCTGCTGCCGGTGTCGAGGATGACGATCTCGTCAAGCTCCTTGATCGACTCCAGGCATTTGCCCAGGCAGCTTTCCTCGTTTTTGACGATCATGCAAGCTCCTAAAGTTTCGCCAGTCATAAGAACGTCAAGCCTCCCTGAAATGGTTGCTCCTCTATTTTAACCGTCATCGACAAACCCACCGCCATTGTGAGCGCCACGATCCCGTCTATTTTCCTCGGGCTGTCCTTCTGCGCCTTCACGGGTTTTATGTTGCCCGCCGGGTCTTCCTGGACCTGCGCGTTGCTGGCCATCCATCGCATGACCGGATGGCCGAAATGAACCAGCTTCCTCTGGATGATCAATTTCTCCAACTCTTTGGCGGGCTCGTTCATCGATTTGTAGCCCTGCCGAAACTCCATCATCGGCAAGCCGTCCACGTCGGCGAGCGTGGTTGAAATCTGCGAGGCGTTCCACGGGTCATAGGCGATGTCCAGAATCTTGTACTGCTCGCTTAGCGCTTTGATCTTGGCGCGCACCAGCTCGTAATCAACCACTCTCCCGTGGGTGATTTCGACATAGCCGTCCCGCGCCCACACTTCATACTCTATTTTCTTTTTCGCCGTGGCCTGCGGAACCCAAAAAAATGGCAGGCAGGCGCAGGCGTCCGGGAAATACAGGACGAACGCCGTGATATCCTGCGCGCTGGACAGATCGAGCCCGGCGAAACATTCCCGCCCCGCCAGCTCCGCCTTGTCGAGGGCGAGCCCCGAGCCGTCCCAGTCCTCCATTTTCAACCACCGGCGCTCCTGTTCGGTCTGCA